GTAATAATTAAATTCACCACCACTAGTTATAGAAAGATCACCTGCCAGTGTTGTGTCACCAGTGATTCCAACATTACCTGTGATCCCAGCATTACCTTTAGCTTTTATAGAAAAGTCAGAGCCTGCTCCAGATACATTCAATGCAGTAGTTAAATCTATAGATGATCCTATAGCAACATTTTCACCAGTATCTGATACAAAGAAACCAGTTCCTGAAGCAGCTGGTAAAGATCCGTCTGAATTTCTTATAGTCGAAGAAGCTGCTACTGATATTGCTACGGATCTGTTTGATCCTTTAACTGCTGTTGGGGCGAAGGGGACAAAAGAAGTTATCTCAATTCCGTTTGCATAATTAAAGGGATAATTACCCTGTGCACTTAAACCTTTAACCCCGAAACTAGTAGTTGTACTATATAAATTTCTAGCGATTTTGAGCATGGAATTACTTCCGAAAGCTGCACTAGCTCCAGCCCCTGTTGGGTTCAGGAGAGAGATAGGATTATTAGTACCTATAGTTTGTACACCCGTCACAACCAAACTGTGACTAGCTAGATTATTAGCAGTAAAAGTAGAACCGGTTAAATTTCCCTGTAGAGGTGATCCAATAGAGGCATTAGACCCAGAAACCCCTATGGCAACACCTCCTAATTTTGGAGATCCTGCAGTACCACCCCAAAGAGTAACTAAGCTTTCCTCTGAAATTCCAATATTAACTTTATTAGATCCACCAGTTCCATTAGACATTATTTCTAAAAATCTATTGGAATTTCTAGTTTGTATAGATGTCCTGTTCACTGTGCTGGTCCCATAAATTCCCGCATTGGTATAAGTGGTAATAGAGAAAACAGGAGCAGTCCCAGTTGTGTTTGTTGGTGTGGAAATCTTGTGTTGGTAACTTATTAATGGTCCCGGTTGGAAAGTATATCCATTAGAATAAAATTCTTGTGTTATATCAGGCCCAGTTCCAGCTAAAGCAGTTAAGCTAATGAATAATCAAAAACTCCGTCCCCTATTGTAGTTCTAGGAGCATATGATGCAGATCCCTTAGTTCTTATTTGAACACCCGGACCGTAGTTGGGTGAAGTTATCCAAAGTTGTGGAAATCTATTTTGTGATTCCGACATCCCAGTAGTGGAAATTCCAGATATTAAATCTCCAGTAGATCCAGTAGATCCAAATCCAACATGTCCCTCAACAAATAAGCTTCCTTTATTGTAATTAGGTGTAGTAGGCGTACCTACAAACAAAGCGGAAGTGTGTAGTGATTGTGTAGATGATATACTACTGTTACCGTAAACTGCCAATCTTCTAGCATCATCCCCAGTCTGTTTGAATTGACCAGTTCCTAATCCTATTCCAAGACCAGTAGAATTAGCAAAAATAGGGGCAAAAGATGCGTTAGTTGGATACCCATTAGAAACCTCTAAGAATCCACCGCTAGATACTACATCTATAAAAGTACCCTTATCTGGGGAAGTAGTTTTTAATACAATGCTGTCGCTAGCTTGTGCTGATATTTCACTAGTACTTAATAAATTAATTCCAGATTCAGCAGCAGCACCTTGAGATTTTATTCCTATTGCTCCCTTTGGATTAATAAAACTAAGGTTATAAAAATTAGGACCAACCCCAGTTGTTCCAAATGGGTTAACTTGAAGATCCCATTTAAAATGAGGGTTATATGTACTTGTTGAAGATCCTGTACCAGCTGGTACTACGTCAAAAGAGGATCTACCAAAACTCATTATGCTTGCTCTGGAGTCCTTAGTTGCGACCTTTAATTTAGCATCTTCAAAATTTAAGTTCTGAATAGCACTTCCTCCCGGTGTGTAATCATTAATACTTGAATCTGAAATAACTAAACTTTTATCCCCTGCGGTTGCTCCAGAAAAGAGTATAGCCTGTCCGGTTGCACCACCAATTATATCAATTGGAGTAACTTTCTGGAATAACTGACCAGAAGCGAGGCCAAATCCAGTATTAAGCCATCCGGTGCTACCAAAAACATAAACCTCCTGATTCGCAGAGTCTGGATCTAGCCAGTAGTCTCCTAATGTTGGAAATGTCCAAGGATTAGCACCAGTTATACCTCCAGAGGCAGGTGATGTGTCCTGAACAAACCATTTAGTTCCAGAAGGTCCTTGAGCTCCTTGTACTCCTTGGGGACCTTGAGGACCAATTGGTCCAGTTGGCCCAAGCAATCCCTGGGATCCTTGAGGTCCTCCACCAGCACTGAGGATCTGGTCAAAATTATAATTGATTTTGTCAACTACAGTGGATTGACTGTCTCCCTGCAATACGTTTAATATATTAATCTGTGGCATCTCTTATTATACTTGTGTTATATATCAAAAATTCATCCCTCTCTTAAATTTTTCCTATTTCTATAGAGAAGCATACCGAATAATTAAATGAAGGATCCTTAGGAACTCTAAACTCATATCTAAGCTCATTAACTTTTGTATATCTGATCTCTGAAGATCTAAAATACCCGTTTATTAACTTCTGGTAATCAGCTAGATCACCAACTACCGGAGTAAGTGATTGTCCCTGAGCAACTGGAATCTTTTTAAGATATCCTCCATTATTTTTAGATTGGAATATAGGAATTATGTTTTGATTCATATACTCTTTAAAATCGTCATCTACATCGGTCAGTGTACCAAATCCAAATTCAGGTATAATAAATTCTTCGAATGATTTTTTACCTCCATCTTCTAAGAAGTATCTGTTTAACATTCTATCAATTAGTAAAACACCTCTTAATTCTGTTGGTGTGTTTTCCCAAAGAATCTCATAGTTTGGATAATTGTTGTAATTAAGATCGAGAACATCTTTCAAAGACTGCGGATAGATTAGCTGCTTTTGTGAATTAACCAAATCTGGGGTTTGCATGAATTTACTTCCAAAGAAGCTCTTCTGCTCCTTCATACTTTTTGTTCCAGGTAAACTAACATATCCAGTGGGTCCTGAGTATTCTCTATAAAATCCAGGATCCCAAGAACTTTCAAATATTGATAAATCCCTTTTATCTATTGGTGTTTCACCGATAAGATTATAAGTGGGATTGTATGGTGAGTTCTGTCCTATTCTATAGATCCATTGTGTGGAATATTTATAATAATTGAGATTTTTAGAAACCCCAAAATTGTCTTTGTATGGTCCAAAAGAGCAATACGAGTATTCTATAGGATCTATAGGCCTTACATCACCTCCCATATATTTACCTCCCTCTGCTACGTAGTAAACAGTTTCTGCAAAATTGTAAGGCACATCAAATTGTATATAAGACCCAGAAGTCCCTGGAGTACCAATAAGAGAATATCCTTGAGTCATAGAGTCTCCAGCAATATTGTTGCCTATATTACTCGATGAAAAATACAACTGATATCCAGAATTACTAGAATCACTAAGATCAAAATAATAGGTAACTCCTTTTATTAGATTTAGCTCTCCTTGTGTAACTCCATCTATTTCTATGCAAAGAGAAGATCCTAGATCATATGTTGATGAACCTATAGACTTATTAGCGATTTTTACATCGAAGGTATAAGATTCTGGAGTAGTCCATGCAGGTATATCATATTTTACATTTTCAAACTTCAGCACCTCTCTAAAGTTAGGTACGTATTCTCCACTGTATCTGTACATTTCACTTTCTCCAACAATGTCTTCAGTGTTATATCCCACATTGAAAACAGAAAGCTCTTGCGGTTTGTCTGTTATTTCTACCGGAACGATAACAGAATCTTGTTCAAAGAATGATGGTTTCAAAAATTCCAAAACAAACTGATCCTCTAGGACCTTATTCGTTTTATTTACTTCATCCCACTCATATGTAATATAATCGATATATGGATATCCCGTATTAACCCAAAGCGAAAGATTAGCAAATGATATTTTTTCTAGTATAGTCCCCCAGTATCCTAAACCACCCTCTCTTTGATAAATCGGTATAGATGAAATCACAGAATAGTTAGCAGCAGTAGGTACATCCACTGGGCCAGGTATACTTATGTCAGAAAAATCAAAAGTGTAATTTGCACCTGTATTAGTGAAATTAATTACATCCTGTCCAACTCCTGTAGGGAATGGGAGGGTATAGTTATAAGGAGCAGGTCCAACCACACCATAGAAAGACCCTGGACTAGTACTATTAGGTCCAGAAAATGATGGAACGACTGACGGAAGATATGTAAAATTAATCTCCTCTCTTAAATCAGTTTCGTAATCCGGATTAGGCACAATAAATATTTCACCACTGTTCCCAGCAGTACCAACATTAACTGCTGAAAATAGACCTTGCGAATTTGGAACTGTAGATATATTAAGAGCAGAAGAAAGTTTGATATCACCAACTACAGGAAGCTCCACTGATCCTCCAGGAAGCCATACAGATGGAGTAGTAGAGAAATATTGACTATCTAATTTATCTCTAAGAGAATATAGTAAGAAATAGTCAAGGTCTAAATATTGATTATCGGGACTTACATTTTCAAAATTTAAAACCCTAGCGTCTTCAATTAGTACCTCTACAAGAAATGTTATGTTTTTAAAAGTGCGATTCTCTATTATCTTTACTTTTATTGGCGCCTGTATTTCGTCCTCTATATTTTCAACAGGTATTATAACACAAGAGAATTTATATCCCTCATAAAATCTATCATCCTCGATATATTTTATAGACTCTTGTTGTGCATAGTCAGTAAAAGTTCTTTTGATTCTAACTTTAGCTCCTCTGAATACAGTCTCTGAATAACCATTACCTGTGTTAAAATTAAAAGTTGTATATCTCTCTGTTAAGTCTATATCGTTTATAGTGCTACTGTTTGGGTAATAGACATCCAAGTCCTCACCCTCAACAGAAAAATAATCGAGGAAATAATCTCTTAAAGCGGGATTTGCATCAGTTAGAAGAGACTCATTAAGCTCGCTAGCTAAATAGTTCTTATCTATATGCAAGTTTCCCTCCGGCAGGGAATATGGAGGTTTTTGTAAATGATACCACTCATGAGTAAAATATTGAGGATCTTGCGTCCTTTTAAAGAAGCTAGGAGAAAAATTGAGTGGATTAAAAGCAAGATTGGCATTCAATCTATAGCCATTACCTCTTATATCTGTACCGCCTCTATAAATCCACTTAGTAATGTATGGACTAACTCTACTGTTTAAAGCATACAAAGGATTGTAGTTATCCTGTGTGTAATCGTACTCCGAATCTAATTTACCAAAGTTTAATTGTTTAAACTTGGTATCTACTCCCACTTCGCTATCAATAAACTGCAAAGCTTGTACCCCATAAAATCCAGGAAATGAATCTAGATCTGGATAAAATAGGTAGTCAAAATTAGTGGTTGTGATACCGCCTGTTTGATTACCTCTGGAAAAAAGTGTAGGAAAAACATTAGATTCCGCTCCAGTAGATCCAGAAATTAAAAGATACTCCTCCTCTCCTACTATTCCCTCAAAGAAATCTGGTCCAGCGATAGTGTTACCGTTATATTCTGCTGTAGCTCCAGCTGATACAAAATATGTTTTGCCTGGTATTATTTTAGTTAATCCTCCAGGTTGTGTATCTAAGTACTTATAATATTCTTCTGTAGGCGTGTATCCATACTCGCTGTACCAGAAGTCCATATCTATTTCTCTTAGACCATAGAAAGAAAATATACCAAGTGGAACATCATAAGTATTAAAAGCTGAAATTGTTCCAGAAGAGCCAAATGCTATTGATTCAGTAAAATTAGCTATCTCTAAAGTGGCGTGTGTTTCAAAATCTTTTAGTCCCACTACGTCACCATTCTGATCCTTAGCATATTGATCGATAAATCTATATTTACCTATTACAACAGAAGAAGATATGTTTGAATATTCGGGAAGATTACTAAATGAATCGGTGCCAGTATTTTTTATTGTTTCTATAAAAGTCTTACCAATCTCTATCTTATTAGCATCTTCTATTTTAACTTTTACTCTGGTGTTAGAATAATTAGATCCGCCTAGGAAAGATTGTTTTTGATTTATATCACAAGCATCTTTTTCGTTTATAAATATAGTTCCCCTTTCAGAATCAGGCATTCTTTGATTCAGGGTAAAGTCCTGAAAGAAATCTAAATAGTATTTAGAATTTTCTTGTGTTCCTGTAGCATTTGTTCTTATTATAACCTCATCACCTGACTGAAAAGCTTCAAAAGAATTATAATTAAAACTATTAAATAATCCTGCTAGTGCTTTAGCAATATCTTCATTTGTACCAAAGGGGTGATAGTAATATGCGTTATCTTGTGCATAAAAACTTCCTGGTCCCCATTCATCAACAGAAAAAGAAAGATCCGAAGCTTTTATAATATCATATTTTGCTCCGGGTACTCCATAATAGCCTAATGGATTGTAAAATATAAAGGCGTTCTCATCATAGTTGTTTATCTCCTTGCCTATTCTAATAACACTGTAGCCTCTTCCTTTTTCCCCAGTAGTAACAGCTGGATATTGCTTTTTAGTTGCGGTATCCTTTCCTGTTAATAATGAAAGATCTATTGATGTGTCCTGTATTACTAGCTCATTTTCATATCCTAATATACCATACGTAGCACTTAAAGGAGGAGGCGAAGCTAATGAATAACCCTCATCTCTTTTTAAAGAGTGAAAATTCCCATTCTTATCCTGTATCCAGAATAATTTAGTTTCCTCCACGACGTTTACATCATCGGAATTTGGTATTATTCCACTAACTTTATCTGGGTCAACATAGAGTCTAACCCCGTTGTTATTATATTGGAAAAACGGAACATCTTGATAGTAATATCCTTTATTATTCTTTTCTGGAATAGGCGTATTACCAGACGATCCTTGGCTCTTGTAAAGAGAATCACCGTTCAATTTAAAAGATGCTATCTCAGGAGCGTTTAGATATAGACCAAAATAACGGTTTATTGTGTAGTTATCTGAATCGTTATCATCAAAAAGAAACTCAAGATTTAGTAGTTTATAGCTTATAATGCCATTATTTCTAAACCCATTTGTTATAAAATCCTCGAATCCTATCTGGGTATCCGGATTTTTATCTTTCCTATTTTAGAATCTTCGCTTAGATCAAAAGTTGCTATTGCGGTAGATTTAGGAAGTATTTTATCATAGAAGTGCTGCTCCGTGTTTTCCACAGAGTCAAGATTATACAAAGGATCTAAAAGCACAACAGATCCTTGACCTTGTAGTACAGTAAAAGTGAAAGTGGATGCAGTAAAAACATTACCGTCCGTGTAAACTTGTGATGAGATAGAAACCTGAAAAGGAAGATATCCAGGAGCTTGTGTATCAACAGAAGTGTCCTGTAAAACCTTATATGTTTTACCAATTTCTAATGTTGTTACTGGTATCTTGTAGGAATAATCTATTGGATCATTAACCTTAAATATTACAAAATAATCAGGTATATCGTTGCCTAGCCAAAGAGGAGCAAGATAAGAAAAATCCTCTGAATATTTATCGGAAATAAGTGGAGATACACCTGAGCTATAAAAAAAGTTATAACTACTAGAAACGTCTTTGATCTGATTTTGTACTGGATCTCCTTCCCCAATCATACCGAAAACAAATTGCGAAGGTGTTTTACCCTCGTTGAAAAATCTATATAGATCTTTATCGTAGGACGTATCTGGAGAAATTCTAAATCCTTTATATAAGCTATTAGACATCTCCTGATTTGAGTCTATGGAGTTAAGCCATATGTCGCTTTTTGAATCTACTGTAATCTTTACGTTACCAGAGATTCTTGGATTCGCTCTAAGCACTCCAAAAGACGAGCTTTGTTTAATTATTTTCCTTGCCACTTATTAAATAGTTTTCTTACTTTGAGAATAAGCTGGTGAAACTAATGATGTCTTAGTATAGCTTCCTGATACAAGAACATCAAATGAGAAAAGCTCTTCATTCATCACCTGTATATCTATTCCTATCTTTTTAGTATAAGTAATATTTTTAAGGTTACCAGCCTGTCTCCATCCTCCAACGTAACCAAGTTTATCCTGAGCTCTCATTTGGAAAACTATAGGTATAGTTATAGCATTTTCTTGACCAAAGTTTAAAGTCTTTTTAGCTAATTGTGTTGACCCCTCGATTTGTATCGCCGAGTGATTTGTCGGGGATAAGAAAAGATAAGACCCGCAAGAGAACTTACCACATAAGAACTCGTCAGATTCCACAAAACCAAGCTTGTTTGGATAAGCATTGTCATCTACTCCAAAATTACTTGCAGAAAGTGCAGGATAGTATTCTAACTGCTGATAAGAAGATGTCTGTGAACCAGGTACTGATGCCGTTGTGTTTGTGTCAGTTTCAAATCCTAAAGCATGTCTAAACGAAGGATAGTTCATTGGTCCCCCTGGTGTTGTAACAGAAGGCCTTATAAGATTTGGAAACGAACTAGAACCTCCATCATTTATATCTGGATGTGAGATATGGACACAAAACTCATTTAGATTTCCATTGCCATCTGGTGTTGCTCCTGTGTATGTACCAGCCCACACGTTAGCATTACTTCCTGCTCCTGTCACAGTAGTGGTATTTGGTTCAAATGGAATTATTATTCCATCATCGTTTATAGGTAATTGCGTACTGCCAACAAGAGATCCGTTAGATATGTTCCAGCCTAAAGTTGTGGGTGGAGTAAAATATAGATTCTCATCTAAGCCAGACGATTTATATCTTGCATAAACAAATTGTGAATATGCGTTTGCACTCTGATAACCAGGAGCCTGTATAAAAGATCCTGGACCAGAAGTAACATCAACTGTGTCTATACCGGAAAGCTGTATTGGAGTTTCTCCATATTTTCTATTATTATCATAATCGCTCTGACCAATCGTATTAGGTGCTTTAACACCCTGACCTCCAGGTATTAGTGATGATAGTTCAAGTGGAGTAGCTGCTTCGTTCCTTAATTCTAAGTAATAGATAACAGTGGCGATCTTACCTTTGTTAGTTGCATTGGAAAGATCTATCAATTGATCGTAATACCCAGCAAACAGATTCACCGTGCTTCCCTGGTTTATCTTGTTTGATGTGTTTCCACTTCTTATATAAACCCCTAAAGTTCCCTTTGCTTTTGCAATTAGAGCTCTTAAAGATTGTAACTCATTGTCTATCTGTGTTAGTTTTTGGAAAAGGTCTAATGCCTTACCGCTAGCATCAAAAAATCCAGAAGCAATAACTGATGTGTTGTGGGCATAAAATTTATCACCAGACGTAAACTGTGTTGATAAATGTTGATCTAGTCCCTTTGCCTGTAAGTCCTCTTGTACTTTAACTATAGCGTTATCCGTGCTATTTTGTGCCACAAAAGAAGCATTATCAACTTGAACAACCAAATCTGGTGGGAAATCTACAACTGCTGAAGTAGACCAATCGGAAGTTAAAGGATTTGTTGGCCATCCAGCTTCAGATATTGACTGAACCTGTATTTCTACCTTTTCTCCTTTAGTTATAGCAATGTCTAATTGGTTTATATTTACCGTATTAGCATCGCTAACGTCCTCTATTTGCCATGTATATGTTCCAGTATTCGTATCATATACTTTCTTCCTTACATCACTTTTAAACTGTGTCCAGTTTGTAAACTGTCCAGTCTTCTGAACTCCGTTGTTATCAATATAATCTATCTGTTGAACCCCGTTAGGGTTACCTGTCATAGAAAGATATCTGTATCTTACATTAAATTGTACTATATTTTGTTCTCCAGTTTTTGGATCAACGATAGGCTCTGGTATAGGCCAGAATCCTCTAACTCTATACTTAGGAGCTTCTGATAGCTCCGGAACTGCTATAACAAGATTGTTAATTTCATTTATAGTGGTGGAAAGAAGATCAGTTTTTGTTCCCTTGTCTTTTGTAAGAGTAGCGATCTTATCGTTCAGTTTTTTAAATTCCGCATTAGGAGTTTTTGCTGATGATGTTGTAGTTAATTCAGAAAGTTGTTTCCTCGTCTGATCTATTGCTCTATCAATGGAATCGATCTCATTCTTAAGAGTTGTTTTTATTTTTATCTTATCCTTGAATGTGTTGTTCTCCTTTGAATCCGTAACCTGAGCATTAACCTTAACAACTTTAAAGTTTCCAGCAGAAACAACCGGTGCAGCTGGAGTTTGTCCATAAACAGCAGGAATAGCATTTTCTTTTGCCGAAGCTATAAAGATTTTACCAAAATCAGAAACCTGTGAGTTATAGAAAGACTCTAAAGTTTTAACACCATCCGATGTGCTAATCTGTAGCTCGTTTGACCAGAAGCATATACCAGGACTATATTTGCTAGCTGCAACGTTAAAATCACCGTCAATAGATTTTATAAATACACCCTGTCTCTCATCAAACCCAACATTTATCTCCACCTGTCTATTTGATAAAACATTGGAGTATATTGTAAGAGATGAGTCACCTATTTTAATTGCTTCAAATCCAAATAGTCTTTTCAACACAACAGTTTGGTCACTTGTATCAATTGAGTCTATTTCATATTTTGTACCTCCTGAAGTTATTAGTAAATCACCTTTAGCTAATGTTCTAGAATTTTCGGTGTCTGATAAGTTGTCAGTATATCTGATTGAATTGAGTTTATATTTTCTCACAGTATTTGTGGTTGTCGTACCATTTACTGTAATTTGTACCTCCTCATCGAATATTCTAAGAACTCCAAAAGAACCAATATATCTAATGGTTCTTAAGTCCAGATTATTTATTTGTTCATCAACAAAATATTGAATCCCCTGGCTTTGTAAAGCTGCTATGAAATCAGAATCACTTAAATCGTTTCTACCCTTAAGGTTATTATCAAAATATTGTTTCTGTACATCGGATTGTGTGTTTGCTATTACTCTTTTAACATAAACACTTTCAGAATTTTCAGGTATCTGATTCTCAACGTCAATTTCTATGTAAAGTAAAGGATTCAAAAAAGATTCAAAAAACCAATTGTTTCTAGCCTGAAAAGTAGATGGTACTTGCAAACTGCTAGGTGAAGAAGGATCTTGTAGTGTTCTAGATTGATAGATCTTAGCAACAGTTCCATCTGGGTTTCTAACATTAGCTCTATTATCATCCAGTCCGGAAAGAGCTTTAATGTTCTGATCTAATCTATTAACTTCACTTTTTAAATATCCAAAGGATGGCACCTGTATGTTCTCAGATGTGTTATCATCCATCAGAAATTCTATCTCCACAGAATCTTTAGAAGATGTAGTTACATCATTTAATTTGTTTATAATCTCCAAAGAGTTTTTTTGGAGTCTAAGAAACTGTGCTATTAATGATGAGAATGAATTTTTGGTATTTGACATTTTTTTATCTTATTTGATCTATTTCAAATATTAGGTTCTTTTCGTCTACACAAACAATATCAAATATTGGTTTATATCCCGAACTAGAGAACTGAATGTTTAAGAATCCAGCAACTACTGTTGAATAAGGAACTCCAGAAGGGTTAGCTTTAGGATATTCTCCAAGAGCGTCTGTGAGCATAACTACTGAATAGTTACCAAGATCTATTTCGTCTCCTATAACAAATCTTAGCACTTGCCCCTTCTGCCATTTATTCAAGCTGTCATCTATTCTTATAACTATGTCATTTGTTGCAGTTATAGATACTCCGTTGTTCTTGTGTTTTAAATAATTGGTATAGATTGAAAGTGGAACAGTGTTACCAGCAACAGGATTAATAGTAAACAATGAATTATTTCCTATATTATAATCTTGTTGTGTTACGTCTACTTTAAGTATGTTAGGTGTGTTCCTGTTAACAGAAGTACCATTACCATCTTTTAACAGATCTAAATTATAAGACATGTTAATAGAGGTCTGATTCTGTAGTATGTTCTCTATGGTATCGCTGTTTTGTTCAATCAAACTCAAGATGTCCTGAGTGTTATTGAATAGTGCCTGATTGGCTTGTAAAGCTGATTCAACTAAATCTAATCTTGCTTTTATTTCAGTGCTATCGTCAGTGTTTATTATTAAATCCTTAAGATCATTAATATCTTGCTGCATATTAGCTATCTGAAGGGTCCTATCATTTAAGTTTTTAGCAGCATCCTGTAAAACAGTAGCAGCATCCATAAATATAGAAAGAGAGAAGGACGAATAGTCGTTTATAGCCTGCTCTACCCCAGTGCTTTCGACATCAGTATCAAACTTAAGGTTTATCTTGAATCCATAAGAGTTACCGTTAAGTTTGGTAATTGGATCCGGCTTAAATTTCTTAAACGTAGGAAGCTTAGCTGCATTATTTGAAACTGGCTCAGGATCATTTAAAAATAAAATCCCATAAAGATTAGTCTCTGAATCCGTTGGGTTATTAGGATCATATACATCGTAATAAACAAGGACTGCGTTAAACTCGAAAGAAGTTGTTACAGGAGTACCATTCCATTCCTCTATAGTGGATATTCCCACATAGTTTTGAATTGCACGATAAGAAGAAGGATCGAAATCTATCTGAACACCGTCAAGGTTGTTTCTTTTGTATGTTACTGTATAACCTGTAGGTCCAGAAGCTGCTAGATATTTCTCAATCGTATAGTTTGTATTATCAAAAAACGATGGATCCGTAAAATAAGAATTAGCCTCATCTCTTGGAGAATACCAGTTATTAGTAAATGAACCAGTGGCAGAAGTTCCACTTACACCAGGATTTCCTAAAACGTCTTGGTCGAATATAGCAAGTTTTGGTAATCCATTAGGACCATATAATCCAGAAGCGGAATCCCTTCCTTGTATGTATTCTGTGTCCGTAGGATCTGGAGGCAAGTGAGTCCACGTTCTATCAGGATAGTAGTTCTCATCAGCAACTGTTTTAAAAAGAACATAAGGTGTTCCTCCGTCACTAGTTGGTATGTGAATATAAACTTCAGAATAAGCATTGCTCGAGTTCTGGACAGAGTTAACTACATCAATATCTCCTATGTATTGGACAATTCTTTCATATCTAGGTGTTGGAGACCCATTCCCCGTTAAATATGTGTCTTCCTCTACCCATCTTTTATCAGAATAAGGAAAACCATCCTTTGTTGTAGTTGAAGTCTGGTTTAATGAAGCAACCACCTCGTTTGAATTAGCAGTCCTATATCTTACTCCCCCTAATTCTTTTACCCATTTCCAAAAAATTCTTTCAGATACATTCCTTTTTAGATCTGGATTGTAATTTGGATCTGAAAGAACGGTCGATTCGAGATTTAAACAGTAATTCTGAAATGATATCTCTGGTGAGGGGCTTAAATTATTAGGATTAGTTAATATAAAGTCCCCAACAGCAGCATCTAAAAATGTAGTATCAATAGCATTGAACTGAAGTGTATTCTCTCCGTATGTAGGAGAACCAAATTCAGGAAGCTTTAACAAAGCATACTTAGAAAAAGAAAACTTCTTTAATGAATTATTGAAAGTTAAAGATAGATCTTCCGCAGCAGACGAGAACGTATAAAATGTACCTCCCTGTACTGCTATGGGTCTTATAAAAGGTGTCTTTGCCATTTATTAATACTTAATTAGTATGTGAATCCTTGAGTGTCATTTACAACCACCCAAGATCCTTTTTGAGTACCAGCTGATTGATCTATTCTAGGTTCCCACATAAGAGTAATAGAAGACTTATATGGGTTACCTGAAGTTTGAATAGATGGATCGGAGTATGCTCCGTCACCAGTTGAAAATCCTGTATAGTAATATGGCGAAGGACCAGTCACACCAGTAGAGATTAGTCCAGTACTAGTTGCGGTGTCGATTAATGTCACAGTGTAACCCGCAGGGATAGCAGAAGAAGTTGCTCCAGCGCCAGTTGTTGCGTAAAAGAAAAATCCAGTTGCGTTTGCAGTGTCAGCAGGCGCACTCGAAACAAAGTCTGATTGTATATAGATAACATTTTCGGTTAGTGTTAATTGATAAGGTACTGAATATGTTCCAGTAACACCAGCTCCAGGAGCTGAAGGAAAAGCTGTTGTTGAACCAACGCTTGCTTTTCTATTCGTGTTAACAAAATTACCAGAAGCTCCAATGCTCGTTCTACCTTCTAAGCTAACAGTTCCTTGAAACGTTGCTGTTGCTCCCAATGTAGCGGGGCCAGATGCTCCAAAACTATTAACCTGAATCACGTTAGAGAATATACCAGTTGCTGCCGCTACAGTATTCGAGGCAATTAAAGATCCTCCACTGGCTCCTGTTCCATAAATTTGTATGGTTGGAGAGCCTGAAGCAGGCATAACCAAGCTATTTGTTAGCATTGATTTAGATTTAATTTGTCCACTCGAAGCGTTAGAAACGTCTAGTGATCCAGTTAAAACATTAATATTAAAAGTGTTTTCTAGATCATTATAGGCATTCTCTAATAGCAAAAAGTTAGCATTAATAGTTAATCTTGATCCGGAAATAGAATCGGTTCCAAGGATTTCGGTAATTGTAATTGCCATTTGATTTTTCTTTTTTTGATATATATCCTGTACTTAATACTTTAAGAAAAGACAGGGTTAATTATTAAACAGAGAAACATCGAATATGTTTCTTAAAATAAAAAAAATCTTATGACAGGAAGTAATTGGACTCAAAAGAGAAAACCTAAAAACCCAATCAAATTTAAACTCACATTAAACGAGGAACAAAAGGAGGCAAAGAATATAATCCTTGAGACACCAGTCAGTGTTTTAAAAGGAGCTGCAGGATCTGGTAAAACCTTATTAGCAGTTCAGATAGCTCTTGATCTTCTTTTTAACCGAGAGATTGAAAGATTGGTGATAACAAGACCAACGGTTGCTAAAGAAGATATAGGATTTCTTCCAGGCGATCTTAGAGAGAAAATGGATCCATGGTTAGCACCTATTTATGCTAACTTAGAAATGATCTATGACAAGGATAAGGTACAAAAACTTATCACTGAGGGTATAATAGAAATACTTCCTTTTCCTTTTATGAGAGGTAGAACTTTAGTAAACTCATGCGTTATAGTTGACGAGGCACAAAACGTAACCATGAGTCAGATGGAAATGGTTCTTGGTAGACTTGGTGTTAACTCCAAACTTATCATATGTGGTGATACATCGCAGATAGATTTAAAAAATAAGAAAGAATCGGGATTGGACTTTCTTAATACTATAGCATCTAGAGTTAGTGGGGTTAAAGTTATTACACTCAAGAAAAACCATAGACATCCTATAGTTCCAGAAATACTAGATGTTTATAGAGAATATACTAGTTAAACATCAGCTTGTATATCAAACCTTGAGTACGGAGGAAATCCAAAATCCTTCCTATCGTAGTATATTGATCTAAGCAGATAGTCACTCGGATTAACAACCTCAGGTGTTAAGTCGCCAGCAAAAGGAGTCTTGTGATCTATTACTCTTATTTTGCCCTTGTGCTCAGTTTCATATATGTTACCATTTGCGTCTTGTAATTCACAAGATATAGTATAGAATCCTGGTGTTACGAAGGTCCATATAAAATAAGGAGTTTTTCTGATTTTAACAATAACGTTATTGCTCTCAGTGTCTCTTAAAGTCCATATATGATCCTTCTTACCAGGTATTAATGAATCTATAGGGTTTATAAATATTGTTGTTGCTATCGGTATTTCAAATTCCTCCTGGTAGAATTTATCCTCTCTCCAAGACCAAGAATGTGAGCCCAACCATGATTGAACCCCTCCTATTTTTAAACCGGTCTGGAATCTTTGTTTAGGTATCTTACCTAAGAAAGCATCTAAGCTACCTCCTGGAGGGGAAAGAACAACATAAGGAGAAAATTCAGATTCTCCTTCAAAGTATCCCGTTATATAAATATTTTCTTCACTATCTAAAACTAAATCCGCACCTGAGTCGTTATTCATCCCACCTGCAGTTACTATATCAACAAGTAATCCATCCTTATTAAACTTTGTCAAATAAATATCAGTACCTCCTCTGGATTCTATCTCTTCAGGAGAAAAGTAAGCTGGGGAAGTGTATGACCCTGTTATATAAACATTCTCTTCGGAATCACTTTCGACATCATGAGCGGTATCCCCGGAAGCTCCTCCACACATTTTCATCCACATTAGCTTTCCAGTCGATAGGAGCTTAATTAGAAATATATCAGTGGTACCAGGGAAAGAAGAAATCTGAGTTCCCTCTATTTCTATTGTACCTTCAAAAGATCCAGTGACTAAAACGTGTCCTTTAGGATCTATACAAACTGAAGTGTCACTAAATGATGTGGACGAGTTATAAGCGAATGAATCAGCCCATAGACATGTACCATCCCCTGTATAAAGTTTAGCAACAAACATATCCGGATTTCCAACCCCGGTTAACTGTATTGTGCCCAGATTAACTTGTGTGTCAAAGACGCCTGTTAAATATAAATACTCCTCTTTTAATATTGCTATTTCATTAGCTTTAGAGTAGTTACTGTCGCTTAATTGCTTAGCCCAAACAAAGCTTAATGTTGAATCTAGTTTGGCAACAAATCCAGCATCCTGTCCTACTGAGGTAAGGCTAAATGCTCCAAGAGTTAACGTTCCTTCAAATCCGCCACATATATAGACGTTCTCGTATTTGTCTGCTTTAATATCACCTATGAATTGTGATGGTGTAACCGGGATATTGATTATGTTTAATGAATCCCCATCAGAGTTGTATTTATTTATTTCAATAAATCCAGTTAGACTATTATCACAAACAACATATATGTTTCCATTTTCGTCAGTTATAACGGATCTTCCGTATATAGGTCCTTGTGGGGAAGTTGACCCTATTGCTCTTGCCCATTGTAAAACTCCACCTTTATTATACTTAGCAACATAAACACCCTGGTCTAATGTGTTTAAATAAACATCCTGTGTTCCTATGTTGTTTACCTCACCCATGAATATAGTCCCAGTAAAATCTCCTATTGCTATAATATCACCTTCGTTATCAACAGTGACTTTAACACCCTGGTCAGGATTGCTGTTTCCTAATGTTATAACCCATTCAAAATTCTCAAATAGATCCCTAGACTTTTTCTGTGCGATCCTTTCTATCTGTGAATTTTTCCAATAAGGCTCCTTAGTTGCTTTACCTGTTATAATATCTCGTAGCGGAGCGTATAAGAAGACATGATCCAAGTTTAAAGATGGAAACTGATCTTTCAGACGATCGATGCTATAACGCTGCCAAACAGGCTTATACCAAGAGTATCTGTCCACGTTGGGCATGACTGGTCTTGTATAATCAGAATTTAAAGTTATATTGTCATTAAATGGACCAACTATAAAATTAAACCCTAATTGGGAAGCACCAACTCCACTATTGTAAATATATTCTATAGAAGGTAGAGGTGTAGACGTCTCATGATAAATAAAATCCCAACCTTTGAGATCTGCAATTTTTGATGAAGCATGGATATGTGGTATAACATAATCAAGCTTACCGATCTCACCATCCTCAGTAGCAAAAATTAAATTCTTAGGATATGTTGTTTCCCCATTTTTAATAGTTTTCCAAGGAGCAGAAAGTAGCACTTTTCCGTTTAATCCATTACAAGGATTTATTAATGTTACGCCATCATTCCTATATAGAACCTTTGTAAAGAAATACCCATCAAAGAAATATAACTCAGAATTTCCTGGAGATGTTCCAACGTCAATAGTAAACCATATATTTGCATTTCCAGTTTCAGTGATATTTGCAAATCTACCCAGAGATATTTCGGGATTAGTTCCATTGTTCCATACCGCCCATCTCGTGTGATCCCAATAAACTAAAGAAGACGAAGTTCCAATCCATTTATGACCCAATTTATCAATTTCAATAGAATATAAATCGCTATCAGGTAATCCCGAATTATTCATATTGTAATTCTTGAAATCAACACCATTAAATCGGGAAAGTCCATTATCTGTTACTATCCAAAGATACCATTTGTTGATCCCATAATGTTCCAACTTTAGATCCCTAATATTGTCGGAAGGAAGCTCCGAATTATTAGTTGTATAAAGGTGCCACGACTTAGCATGGGAGTCATAGAAAAGTAACCCATCAAATGAAGGAGATCCGTTACAAGTAAATGCTGCAAATACATCACCAGATTGAGGGTTAATCTCAATTGCATTTATACTAGAAGCTGTAATGGGACTTACGGGATTACCAGAATTATCTATGAAATCACTTACTGAATAAGCTATACTTTTAGTTGGATCCTTATCGTTTATTTTAACTAAAGGAACTAAATTGTTATTTATTCCTATCCACTTATCATCATTCCTGTCTATCTTTATACAGTTAGTAGGAGTAGAAACACCAGGCATAACACTATTACTAGAATCATATGTGGTGTAGTTTAATCCGTCAAATTTTACTACGTCTTCACCAGTTACCCATATATCTCCATCAGCATCCCAAGCTATACCAGTCGGGTAAAATAAAACTGGAGAGTATGCGGGTATTTTATAGAAAGATGATGTGATATTTTTAGGACCTGGGTTGGTGCTAAGATCTGGTGAAATTGGATTACTGTTTATATAGAAGTTGTTTGGCAATTCAGAAAACCCTCTAACAATATAATCAAATCTATCTATATTTGTCTCTATTGAATCGTTTAACTGATCTGCTGCTTCACTAAGATCTAAATAATTATTCCCAGGCGAATCTGTTTCTGTAAATACCATACCCAAGGAGTCTTCAGAAACTCTAACCCTATCACCATATTGTAAAGAATAAAGATCAAAACCACCTAACCAATCATTATGATAATCATACATATCCCATGTATGAGCATAAGCCTTTTCAAAAGCAAAATCTTCGAAAGTGTCCCAGGATAATCTTTTAGTTCCCCAGTACTTCATTTCTTTTTTAGGAAGAGATCCAAAATCGTAAGGCACATAAGCTTCAGTTTCGTTAAATCCACCAGAGAATGTAGTGGAAGAAGGGGAAGCTAGAATAGAACCAGTAACTTGTATTATAACGGGTTTACCGTTCCATAAAGCTCCTGAATTATTTGGGGCTTGTAAAGTAAACGTCTTGTATCCATTAACAGAAGAATCAATTAGATTGATAACCTTATATTTTGGATTTATTGGTGATGAATTTATTGAGCTATAAAGTAAACTACACGTAGCATTAAGATCGCCCTGAAAATTACAGGAAGCAATTTCGACAGAATCTGCAATTATCTTAACTGTACCAGAACCGTAAACATATCCCCCAGATATTGGAGTAACCTCTATCTCAGGAATTTGGAAAGTTGTTGTTCCGGTTACTGTTATAGGATACTGTCCATATGGTGCTCCAGTAGAATCGTATATCCAAACATTGCTTCCTGATGTGTATCCGTGTGGTGTTAAAGTGGTCACAGTAGCTAAATCGTAACCGCTACCATTGTAATTACTAGCTATTGTTGATATAGAAATCTCATCCACACCAACATCAAAAATTGAAGTGGATTTTATTTCGGGTAGTTTGGTTAGAACTTCACATTGCTGACCCTCCTCAAAGTTATTAGAATACTCAGGGTAGCTCTGTATGAATTGTGAGATATCAATTATTTTATTGGTGTTCTCAACAGGGAATAGCCACTGTGAGAAATAACTATCCCATTTAAGAGGCATGTTGTCCCAGTTGTAAGTCTCAGATTCCCTAAATCTTGTTATTGTGTTTAATTCTATTCCTCTTTTTGCTACTTTTACTACGCCTCTTTTTATTCCAAGTGATATGGAATTTAAAGTGTCCCAAACCCTGCACTTAACATTGTAATTCCCATCATAAGGTAAAAAATGAACAAGTGTATCTAATCCAGGAAGATCCCCAGTTATTTGGAAGAAATATGGTTTGTCATCATCATCCTTGTATATGGTCCATTCAATTTCATAAAAGTCCAAATAAGGTATTCTATCCCAAGAATAAAACCCGTTAGAATGAACAAAGTTTTCATAGTAGTCAAAAACATAAGAACTAAATCCTAAATTAGTAGGAGTTACTTTCCAGTTTGAATATTCCCCGGATCCTCTAGTGTACATAAACTCCACGTACAAGTCCCCGGTAACTGTGTTGTAGTCTCCTGAGCTACAATACCCAAGAACTAAGTTACCAGGATTGTCTGCAGATTCTATTCTTACTAAAATAATCTGTGGAGAGGTTGTACTAAACCAATTGTTGCCCGTTCCTATGTTAATAGTTAGATTGCTAGGGAAAGTCGTAGGTAAAGTAAAAGTGTCAGTGCTTGTTGCAGTCTGTAAATTTCCTCCAGGATTAGAAGAAGCTGTACTTGTGTAACTAGCTATTTGTAAATTTGTAGTTGTTATAGTTGTGTCGAATGAGGTCCAGCTTCCGCTTATTTCCTCCCAAGAAAGATTAAAAGTGTTATTTTTTATTATAATCGGACACCCAGCAGGAAAAACGTAATCGCTGCCATCAGAGAAAAGTTTGTATCCTGGTGGATCATAATCTCCGTCACCAAGAAACTTAGGCATTACTCCCGCTTTTTGATCATCATAAAAACTCACTATTGCAGATTCTAAATCAGGAATAGCACTTTTTGGATACTTCTGGAAAAAAGAATATGGATCCACGGTGTTACCATAATAACTTATACCCGGCTCAGCTCCATTTACCGCTGGATATAAAATTCCAGATTGATTTGGCTTTATATAAAATGGTCTTAAATCCTCTACGTATCCCTCATTAGGAAAGACACTAAAGTCTACCTCGATACCACCTTTTATCTCGCTTATATCTACTGAGTCTGTCCACCCTCTAGTTTTGTAGATATTAAAATATATTCCTTCCCCAGTAATGTCTATTATTCTAGCATTTAATGGAAGATAATCATTTTTAAGTCTTTCTTTTAAGCCAAAAAGTTTTATGAGAACCTCTTCCGGGCTAAACAAAAAGCTGTCTTCCACAATGGGATAGCCGTATTGATCCTCGTCCTGATCCTCAACTACTTTATTTATGTCGTAGAAAAGGCCAAAAAGAGATGTCTTCTTGTAAGACTTAGACGGGAATATTTTATCAAGTTGTTTTTTTAATCCAAAAGTGCCATCTTTATTTTTTCCGTAAACCTCTACTTGTTTAAACTTACCCTCGTTTTCATCTTTTATTAAACTGCTTATTAACTCAAGCTTACTTTGCCCTTCTATATTTGGCTGAGATAACTGATTTAATATTGTTTGGTTTTGTTGTAGAGGTGTTAATGTGTCAGCGTCATCTTTTTTAATATTTAACCAGTACTCCTTTACTCTAAGGTCATAGTATCCAAAGAATTTTATGGCATTGAATAGGGATTTATAAGATCCTAAATAGGGAAATATAGTCTCCCCAGTAAGTAGTAGCTCTTTTCTTTTCTTGTTTATTATTTCATAATCAGGAAATTCCTCTTTTATGTCGCTATCCCTTACTATTAAAGCATCCTCTGGATTAAAAGATCTACCAAAGTTACCTAATATTACTGCTAATCTACTGTCCTCTCCTTCGACTTCTCCGTGGAAGTTTATTGACATTATAGTCACAGGATTATTAGGATCTGTATAATCTTCTAGGATTAATGTTCTGTCGTATATTCCTTCGGTATTAGAATTTAATGCAATGTTTATTTGCATCGAAGCAGGATTAATATCACTGCTTATAATTATTCCCTCCGGAGATGATATAGTATCACCAACTACAACCTCTGGATAAAATTCTACATTCGTAGCTTTAACTAAAATAGGAGCATCCAATTCACCATCAACACCCAGCTCATAAGTGTATATAGTGGAAGAAACATCAGTTCTCCCATCGTAATTAGATTCCCATCTAGTTCTCCACACAGGAGATCCTGGACTAACTCCATAAGAATGTGGAAATCCGTATTTTATATCAGAGGAAAGATCTAGAAATTTCTCTATTACAAATATGTGTTCTATCTCAAAAAGCCTTTCTGAAACTTTTTCGAAAAGAACAGATCCTTCCCAATAATCTCCATTCCATTTGAAGTTGTATTGGTCGCCTTTTTTATTAAAGAATAAAAGATTTTGAAAAGCCATCCTATCTCACGTATTTGTTATTTTTAGAAACAGTATAATTAAAATAGTTCTTTATATACTTAGTAGTTTCAAATAGTGAATAAATCACATTTTCTATACTTGCTAATATGTCCATCCTATTAGCATCTCCACCCAATACGGGGTTAGATAGAGTTTTTTCGAATATCTTACCCTCATAATCAAAACCCACGTTTGATCTTACATCATTTTGAGATTCTATAAATTCATACCAGCTTTTCTTTTCCATATTAGTTTCCTGTTTTTAGCGAGCTTTTCATTATATTATTAACTCTAGAATTATATGTGTAAGGAACTATAGCTCTAACATCTATATTAATAGATGAAAGGGTAGTCATTCCTGCTCCAAGATCATAGAATATCCCGTTCCTATCTTCCCATCCTCCTGAGATAATAACAACCTCATCCTTACCCATTACTATATCACCAAACTCATCGAATCCGATTTCGGGTGAATTTGGATTTTGTGCTTTTGCAGCTTCATTTTCTTCACCAACAAAATATAGTGCTACTGAATCAACTCCCTCTATTTCCTCAACTGCTGCGATCAAATCCGATCTTGGTATTTTATCTCTCCTTCTAATATTTAAGAAGTAGTTACTCATAGTGTTTACTATCTGTGATTTTATAGTATCAGGATCGTTTCCTTCAAAAATACTAATGGAAATATTAACTACATATTTTTTTATTACCGGATCTAATATTTTAACCTCCGTCGTAACTATCTTTTGCCCGCTCTCATCTAGAAGTTGATTTATTCTATCTCTTTGGGGCTGTGTTAGTTTAAATCTAGAAACAGGGATATCAAAATATGTCTCATTGCTCTTCAGGGTTAATTGGATATTTGGTACAAGTATTAAATATATGACGTTGTCATCATCAATGTATTGATCATCGAAGGTAGTAAAAGCTTCTATTATAGAAAACTGTCCAAACTTTTCAAAGAAAGTTATGTAATTTGTTGGATTTGCAAGAACAAAACTTCTAGATGTTTTAGGTGCTATAAGTCTTGTTAAATCTACTGGCTCTTGGTTTGCTCCCATCTGCGGAGCAATTGTACAAGATATTTGTAGAACGTCTGCTAAAGTTACTCCGTTCCCAAATAAATCCGTTCCATCTGAATCGAATCTAAATATAGCTTGTGATGAATCATCTACTAGAATATTACCAGAAGAACCAGAAGATTCAAGATAAGTTACCTCTATAATAGATCCAGGAGCAGGAGGTAAACCAAAATCACTAGTTCCAAAGAAAAGATCGATACCCGATATAAGTGAACTCTTTACCATATATCCTAGTCCGTTTCTAGGGATATCATATAAAGAATCGTATGCTTTCCACTCTACTCCATTAACTTTAACATAGATCTCAAAATTTTCTATACTTGAAGTACCACGAGATGAAATATTAAAGCTCTGTAACTTTCCTCCATTTCCCGTGTATTGGTTGACATTAAGGGTTCCTTCGACTACCGAGCAAATAAGTTTAGAAGTTCCGTCAAGGTTTAATCTCGTGTACTCTTGTGGAAATTTAAGAAGGTATGTTTTACCGTTATTTACACATTTGATCTCAGAATTCTTAGGTATAAGAACTGCACTACCTCCAATATCTTCAAATCCTTTACCGTTCCATTTAATAACAACCTCACCTTTAGCAGATATAGCTCTAGTGGGATTGTGTCCAGCTAAAGCTGCTAACCCATATATGGATGATTCCCTTGTTGCAGTGTTTATGTTTAATTCTGTTATTGAATCTTCTATAAAGAACAATATAAACTGTGAAAGGTTATCTAGAACAAATATTATCTGTCCCCAAACAGAGGCAACAGTAAAAAGCTGATTAGACATTCCATATCTTGCCTGTATTAGCTCAAAAGTCTGTGCTAATAAATCAGATATCTTTGCTCTATTTTTCGATAATAAATCCATATTATAATATTTTAATTCCCAATATAGGGTTACCTTTTATTGCAAAATCTATAACACAAGCATCTCTTGTTTCTCCTTTAAAAAATCCAATCTTAAAATCAACACTAAAAAGAGAATAAGCAAGAGGCACATATGTTATTAAGTGCAATTCTATGGCTCTATTTAATGTTTTTTCATCCACCTCAAGATCAAAAATAAGACCCTCCAGATCTATACCAAAATAAGGATCTCCTAGAACCTCTCCTGGTCTAGAAAGCATACAGTTTTTTATCATACCTATAAGGATCTCAACCTCATCATCGGTATGTAAAAGTCCCTCTTTGTAATTAGGATCATCTGGATTCCTTGGATAAATTTCAGAAAATCTTGCCATCTTGATCTATATATTCCAAGGATTAATAACATGATAAATTAATTCCACTGCAAGAAGTATGAAGGTGTGTTCTCGTCTTTTATCATTTGAATAATCTCAGCCTTTTCAGTGGTTCCTGCTGTTTGGATGTTGCTATAATTAACTCTAACACCACCTGGGAGATTATATTCGAATGTACCTAGTAATCTACCAATATTTATTTTGGCTTCAGCTAGACAGAACCTAACAAACAATTCATCATCGTATAGATTTTCTTCTGGTATATCAATAAAAGCTCTTACTCCTACATCAACACCACTAAAAAGAGTACTAGAAGATCCGCCAGCGGTTTGATATGTTCTATTTGGATCTCTACCTAAGATGGTTAGCCTCTTTGTGTTTTTGTTGTAGTTAAAAGCATATGTTTCTAATAGATAAGCTTTAGCAAGATCGAAAAATGAATATAGAACAGTTCTATAAACTAGATTATCCCCTGCAAAAGGAGAAAGCATAAGTTCTGATCCTAATAATTTAGAATCACCAAAATCCTTATCTGGTGTACCAATTAAGCCAGATCCGTTTACTTCTCTAACTTCATAAATAGATCTAACGCACGATGGCATTTGTATTTGCCTTGTGGCTTTAAATGAAGCGGTAGCAAAAAGCTCTTTCCCTAATACGAATATCCTATCCTCTACAGCATATTGATAATTATCATAAAAATAAGCCCTAGCTCTTTTTATAATCCTTTTAATTTCTTGCTCATTTAAGTTGTATGGTAATGCACAAGAGTGAGATATATCATCTCTTATTTCCTGTATTAAATCCGCTTCAGTCATTTTAATTAATTATTTGATTTGAAGTTAATTCCAGGAATACCAGAAGGCTTAGAATTATTATTTCCAAATCTCACTGGCTTAGAGAGTGCTTCTCCTTCGTTTCTATTAGGGAATTGCTGTTTCTTGGAACTTCCTTTTAATTTCTTATCATCATCTCCATCTTTAACTATTTCTGTTTCCGGTGAGATTGTAGCAAGTTTTCCAATGAAGCCAGATCTAATTATTCCGCCAAAGACTTCGCAGTTTATTTCTTTGTCCTTATTGTCTATATAAGTGTCGTGAACTGTGTTTGTGAAGTAAAGATCTGATACCATTACCTTAGATCGATTTATCTCGTTATTCGTGATTAAATCACACTCCTCGATTGTACAATCATTAAGCTTGGAAGTAAAAATCCTACAGTTTAAAATATTTCCAGATATTTCACTTTCGAGTATATCATAATCCTTTAATAGATAAGCTCTTTGTGTTTTAACATCCTTGATTTGGAATTTTCCAAGATTACTATCGTAATTAATTATACCCTCCTTTATATTGTTATCCACAATTAAATCATATAGAACTTCCCTTACATTAAGGAAGAACGCCTTTAGTATTTGTGGATCTGACCTAAGGTCAATCATCACATTTAAATGCGGGTAGTTCTTTTGAAAGGTTTCAGCATCTATAAAGGTGGATGAATTCTTGTATATTTCGCTTAGGAAAAGTTTAAGGATTTTAATATCATTTTCAGTAAATCCTTGATTAAATCTCAAAACATCTACGGTGTATGTGATAATATAATCAATAACTTCCTTTAAGGCATTGTACCTTTTCTGATAATCCTTCCCACCTAGATACCTAACTTCAAAATATCCATCAGGAAGCTTTAGGAAATTAATCCCCATATTCTTCTCTAACGGAACATCAAAAAGATTCTTGTCAATAAATGAGATGTTACTAGGATCAACAAATTTATTGGATGGTACTATTCTTTTTATAGACTTAGCATATAGCGATCCCATTCTATCAGGGAATCTTTTATAGACAACATTTTCATCAAACCCAAGGATAAACTTGAGTATGTTCATTTGTGACATAGGAGGAACATCAGGGTAAATGGAAGTGTCTATATCCATACCAAATTGGAAAGCACATTTTTTATCTGTGTAACCATTCTCGTCTATCCACTTAAGGGTTTTTATTAGTATTACTATCGCTTCAAAATAAGGAAGCGGTCCAGTAATAAACTCTACCATTTTAGATCCACCAGAATAATCTGGCTCTAACTTAAATATATCCTTAGTTGGTTTAAAATTGGAGTGGTACTTTTTAAAGACAAGTACTTTCTTACCGAGTACTTTACCCAGATCATATGCTATTTCGTTTCTGTTTAAGTTGCTATAGAACTCAAATTCAAAACCCAATTTAGCAGAGTAGAAAAAATCATTACTGAGTAAATTAGCCAATTTTTATTTTTCTATTAATTGTATTTTGAGAGTAGAACTGTCTACACTCAAGATAGAAAAATCAACCGATTCTCCAACCTCATATTCTTTAATAGAGCCTACTAATCTTTCTTTTTCGATAAGTCCAGTTAATCCGTTTTCCATTTTAACAAAAACACCGAAGGTTTTAATTTTAGTAACCTCTCCTTTATATATTTTCAAATCGGTATTTTCCCCCAAAACTTCTGATGAAGTATTCTTCATCTCTTGGACATTTTTCATTTTTTCACTAGGCTGAGTAACTGATAAGGTTATTCTTTGAGGATTTTTTATGTCTAATACATAGAATTCCACAGCGTCACCAGCATTATAGACTGATAATGATTCTCTATTAGAATCATCCATTGGAATTATACCAGTGTAAATTTCGTTCCACTCAACAAAAACTCCGCCATTAGAAGCTCCTGTAACTGTTCCCTCATATTTAGTAGAAAAAGATAGATTCTGAACTTCTTTGTCTATTATTTTTCTCAAATACTTCTTAAATGAAACAACAAAGATGTCACGCTTCTGATCATAGACCTCAACCATAACATTTAGGTCTCTTCCTACATAATCAGCAAAGTTCATTATTCTGTTTGCAGCAGCTAAGCTTCCAGGTAAGAAACACTCTATACCGGATAGATCCACCATGAATCCTCCGTTACAAACATTCTTAACTCTAACTTTAAATGCACAATCTTCTTCTTTAATAGATCTGTGTAGTTCTCTCTTAAGAGCTTTTTCGTATCCAGCAGAAACAGAGCCATTAAAGGAACCTCCTGCATCTTTTGTAATTACAACATCCAAGATCTGCCCATAAGAAACCTCCATCGAAGGGTATCCGAGTTTTCTCATACTCTTCTCTTCCTTCTTGGTGTCTATTATAATGGTCTGTCCAAAAGAGGTCTCTCCTAAAGCGACCCCTTTCTCGTTATCAACAGATGTGATAACGATTTTTTCTGACGTGTTATTTTGTATATCCTTACCTGATATATTTTTAGACTCCTCTGGGAACGTCTGGTCATACATCGATTGTAGTTTTTCTCTTTCAGTAAGTTCGTATTCGAAACAACTAAAATTTTTGCTTTTCATATTATTTGGGTTTGTATAGTTTTCTAGTATAAAATTGGATTAAAATTTCCAAGAAATTAGTATTTTTTTACATTTTTAGTTTCTTTTAGTTCAGTTGGTAATTCTGGTATTGGATACACAGGATCTGCTGAGCCTAAGAAAAATTTAAAAAGTCCCGACACATCCGCTGCGCTCCTTAGGAATTCATCCAAGTAAACAACATAGTATGTATTCTTTAAACTCATTCTTCTCCAAACTGGATGGTCATCATTCATTGCTATTGGGTTTATAATGTTTAATATATTCCTACCTATTAGTACTGCAAGAGGCCAAGGGATCTTAGATAAAATTTCAGCGGAAGCAGTTACTTTAGTGAGCATAATAGAATCAGCCAGAGGTGTTTTAGGTAAGCTCTTAAAATATGCCCAGAACAAACTATAAACTATCCTAGCTGGTGGAGGAGCTCCTAAACCAATTAAAGCTTGCTCTATCATATCAGTGGGTCTTGCTTTAGGAATCACTGGGGTTTTAATCACATTTAAAAAAGGCGGTACGTCTTTAGACGAAGGATCTATGGCTCCAGTAACTAAATTCTTAGTCATTTTTTGTATATCTGAAGGATCCATATTTAAAAACTTCGGGGAATTTACATCATCAATCTCTGGAAATGTTTTTTCTAATATCCCAGCATCTAATGATTTTTCAAGTGAAGCCGATAAAAAATCTTTTATAACAGACCCAGGTATACTAACTTGAATGATGCCACCTAATCCAGGGATTTGTCCTAACTGATCTTGCTTGGGCGGAAAAACTGTGGGTAGCTCAAAAGCAGCAACAGCATTACCAAATCCTCCATTAAGTGAACTGAGGCAAGATAAAGGCCCCTTAGGAAAAGGAAAATTGGATATTAAAGGCTCTTCTTGATCTAATGGTCTTACTGGATCAAATGGACCTGCCTTACTTAATCCTATCTTTTTAGAAACTAATATTTTTAAATCCTTTACCCTTATAACTAATATTGGATTTTCTCCGTCATATCTAACATATCTAGAAAAATCCTCTCTTGAATATTCTATGTTAGCCATGCCTTCCATTATACGAAACTTCATAGCTTCTATAATGGGGTTCTTTTTTCTAGCAAAGTTGAGCGCTTTAGGTGCAGAGTTAGTTATTTTTATTTCAGGGAATTTAAAAGCTCCTTCAAATTCACTTTTTTCGACCAAAGAGAATGATCCATCCCTGACTTTTTTTATTACAGAAAATTTATTTCCCCAGAGAATCACTTTAGCTATCACAAGGGAAGCTCCTCTTATCCCTTTAACTAGGATATTAAATTCATTATCCGTCATCAATCTAGGGTCCTTATTGTTTCTTAAAAATATTTTACTCGAATTAGCTACCTGAAAATTTTCTATTGCATAAATAGGAGGACAAACTATTTTCATTAGTTTTAGAACCTCCCTCATTTCATCCTTAAAGTTTACAAAGCTAGGACAGTCCACTGGGACAAGGCTAGCTCTCATTTCTTTAAGGATTCTTAATGATTTCACAATCCCTGGTATATCAACCTTTAATTTGTCCTTATCTTTAGGAAAATGTATAGACTTTGGATCTGGTATACTTTTTTTAAGATAATCTTTTATAGTGGTTTTTAGTGCATCCTTTCTTTGATTAACCAAAGCTTTTAATTGCTCCTCTTCAGCAGATAAATCTGGGGGATTCTCATCTAATAAAGCACTCTTCTTTTTATAATCCTTTTCCTTTTCCCTTATTTTTCTTTTAAGCTCCCTTTCTTTTTCTTGTATGTCTCTTACCTGCTGCATGTTTCCAGGAGGGGGAACACTATCAAATATTTTAGTTAAGTTACTTTTTATATCAGTTAAAACCCTAGCTGAAGAATCTAAATCATCCAGGCCAAATCCGGGAAGAGGTATTAACTTATCAGGTACACCAAAAGATAGAATCTGCTTGATCTTTTCAAATGGATCTTTCGTATCCGGGTCAGATTTTCTTGGAATAAATCTAGGTCCTCTAATTCCGGTTAAAAATAAAGAACTACCAGTAATAAATTCTTTTAGATAAACTAATGGAGTAGGCATAAATCCTCCTATGAAAGGTATAAATATCACAAGCATTCCCAAATTAAAAGGAAGAGGTATAAGAATAGGGGGAATTATAGTCCATATCATTGGAAGGGGAACCCTTATATAAGGATTACCATCTATCGGATTCGGAAAAGGTATAGGAATAAAAGCAGGCGGAAGATATCCTACGGGCCAATATTTTAAACCCAATCTAACAGCTGGTCCAGGGGTTAAAAAATATTTAGGATCTTCAATTGGAGGAAGACCATTAGGATATGGCAACATACCAACCTTGGTTAGATCCTTAGAAAATTGCTTCCACCAACATCTTTGAAACATCGTTGGGCAATCTGAGCTTGGTGGGGAAGATAGTAAAAAATTATCAGTTTTAAAATCAGACCCCGCTTCTCCACAACAAACAGGTGGGCAGTTCTCTTTATCCCCAGCATCGGGTGGTGACTGTGCTCCCGCACATTTAATGTCACTAAATCTTTTCTCTATGTTTTCTGGGCTAATTGATTCACTAATCTCAGCGATTTTTTGAGAGGCAAGCAACAAAGCTTCTTTTAAATTTTCATATTTTTTAGTTATGTCAGAGTAGTTCTCAAATATTCTAATTCCTATAACGTCTGAAGTCGGTAGGGTTTTTCCTAATCCTTCACCTGCTCTTCTAGCTTTTGTTTTTAAATCTTCAAGAGCGGGAGTTATATAAGCCTGCTTGTTTTGTAGGTATTTCTGGTTCCACTTAGTTTTGAAATTACTATAAAAATCAGTAAATACCGGCGTTGGTTCTCCGTCTTGTGTGAAACTAGAGGGTCTGCTTTTTGCAGGATCCCTAGAGTCATTATCTCCTCTTTCTTCTGCGCTAAAGAAAAGCCAAGTTGAGGAGGATTTCTCTATTAACTGTCCATATAATGTTCCTCTGTCCTCTACAATTTTCTCTACAATACTTTCTTTTGAGTCACTAGTTTTTATTATTTTCTCTATAAAATCATAGAATTTTGCAACATCAGGAAAGCCAGTCTTAATGTTATTAATCTTTATAAATTGATAAGACCTTAAATACTCTGGTAAATATCCACTTAGCAATCCTCCGTTGCCAGCATACTCATTACCTATTTTTATTTTCTCCTCATCAGGTTCATTAGCTTCTTTTAATGGCTCTGTACTAGATCCGCTAAAGGTTATCTTAGAAGGTTTTTTTACTTTCTTGTATGGAAGAGGAGATCCGTAGTCAGTAACAAAAGAAAGTTTAAACTCTAACTCACCCAAGGGTTTATTAAAATTTGTATTAAATCTAACGGAGAATTTCTTAAGTGCTTCTAAGAATTCATATCCATATGAATCATAAGCATAAGATTCAGTGCTCAGAAATAACTGGGCTGGGCTTTTAAAAACCCTATCGTTTATATCCAACGAGCCGTTGCCTTGCCCATAAAGATCTGAAGAAACTGTGCTGGAGGGTAAGAAAGATTTTTCAACATCGGCGATGGTAACTTGACTTCCTCTTTTCTGTGAAAGCGTTTGAATAGAAGCGTTTAGAAGAGATTGTGTATCATCTATTTTGGATTGTATTAGATCAATAAAGTTACTCTCGATCATAATGTTTCTTATGTCTTCTACATTCTCAATAAATTTAGAAACCCCCACGGAAACTGGCCACGATTGTGTGGATTCATCATATGTTATAGGCGATTTATTAGCATTTATCTGATTATTAAAAAGAACTTCCAGCTCAGGAGAACTAAGCTCCGTGTCATAAACGCTAAGAATAAATAAGTCCTCGGTAAATATATTATTGTTTTGTAAAAACAAAGATTTATCATTCTCGTATTTTGTTGTTTGATCTTTAAGCTCTTTTTTATATGCTTCTAACTGATCTCTATATGTCAAAATTTGAATTCCTATATCAAAATCTGATGGATCTCCTCCCTCGTTTACAGGAACGCGATTCCTCCAGTTTTCTGCTAGAGATTTCTGATACTCGTATATTGGCTCATAGTGATATAGTATCTCCTCTAGATTTCTTTCTATCATTTGCCATCTAGCTAGTACTTTAATATCTTCTTCTAGTTTTTTGCTCTTATCTAAGGCAGATGACAAACAAGCATCTATATCTTTAGGATCAACAGTAGGAGGTACAGGATCCGGTACCTCGTCTCTTTTAAATTCATAAACCGGCGGATCACAAAATTCATCCAACGACTCATCAAAGTTATTCTTAGTTAGAATAGGATCTCCTGTTATAGGATCTTCGGGTATTCCTGGTAAACACTCATCATCTGCTATTGGATCATCCCCATCAGGAAAAAAATTAGCATCAAATCCATCAATTCTTTCAGAGGATGTATTTTCGTCTATTCCATCAAAATCACAAGGCTTAGAATTCTCGTTCTGCTTTTTTAAGATACTATTTATTTTATCTAAAGCGGAGTTTAGATCTATTTCGTCACCTCCTATTTTTACGTGAACTATTTGAGTTCCGTTCATTATAAACTCTAAAGGAATTTCAAATCCTAAAATGTTAAGAGCTCTTTTTTTTCTAGATCCCGAGTTAGAAGGCTTACCTAATATCAACGGGTCCATATTATCAAATATCTTCTCGTTTATTTTTTCAAGAAACTTCGAATCCTTTCTCTTTAGATATTTTGTTATTCCATCAGAGGGAATTTTTTTAGAAAATCCTAAATCACCTCCACTAACAGTAACACCTAAATCATTTTCAGATATAGGAGAATTTTTTTTGTATTCATCAGAATTTAAAAGATCATTATATAAATTAGAATCTTCTCTTTTTATAGTCTCTATTATAATTCGACTGTAGAGATCATCTCCCTCATATTTACAGGCAAGATCCTCTATTTCATTCATAGGAATGGGAGGCTTTTGCGGACTTAAGCTTTTTATTACGTTATCTACCTCCTTCTGACTTTTATCTAGCTCCTTTTCAAATCCCTCCTTGGATTGTAAATCTTCATAGGGAATATTAAAGCTCTGCCCTCCTGATATAGTACTGAGTATCTCCTCAGTAGACATTTTGGAAAAGTCTTTCCCTAATAGACTGTCTATCCTAGATTCTATACTTTCCATATTACACTCCCGTTATTCCACTGGTTCCGGAAGTACCAGATGTTCCGGAAGTACCAGATGTTCCTGATGTACCTGTGTTAGGTATACCAACAGGAGAATCCGCATTAGCAGGAACAACAGGGAAATCTGGACTATTTTCTCTTGTTACTCTAACTGTCTGACTTGTTGCTAATTGTTCGAAGCTAGAAGCTAATGTTGAATTAACTCCTGGTGTAGCTGGCATTTTACTATCTACTGATATAGCCAATTTTTTAAGAAAGTCAAATAATGGCTCTGCACAAACAGCAGAAAAAAGAGGAGAATGTCCAAGATTAGTTGTTTTGCCATCCATCCAAACTTCCTCAGAACTGTGTTTGATTCTTGTTATTGCGGTGTTTTCTATTTCCTGATCTGCATACTTAGTTATCTTTCCGCCCTTCAGTTCTATAGAAGCAGTGTCATCCGCATGTGTAATAAGTATGGAGTTATCGTTTCTTATTATAATCTTAGATTCTTTTAAGTCTATAACTAATCCCTTTTCAACAGTATAGTACATCTTAAGCCTTTCTATTCCGTCGTATATTATAGAGTGCGCCCCTTCATAACTAGCTCTTATCTCATCGATTAGATCTGGAGCCAATTCCTGTGCTGCTTTATATTCTGGACTATAATAGTTTCCATTATTAAATTGCACATGAACAACAGAGCCAAGTTTAGGCACAGACATTCTACCAGATCCTCCACCAAGCCCGTAGCTTTGCTCAAATCTTTGATAAGCCCATGGGAGATCACCATCTTCTAGTTCATCGAAGACACCAAAAACTCTCACCTTAGCTCTACCTTTAAACTCCGGATCCTTATTGTCTATGACCACACCTAAATAGTGAGAGATCTCTATATTAGGCTTTTCTAATTTATTTCTATCTACTAATCCCATTTTAAATTATACCAAGATATTATAGATTGTTTTCATTCCTTGATGAAGGATATACTCTTCCTATAGTTTTAACATCCATTTGTTGCGGATTTCTAGTGTACTCGTTAGAATTTAACGATTCATAATTTCTAAAAGGAGTGCTCAGATCTGATCCCGGTACTCCCTTATAAACGTCATCGTTTATTCCTGGAGCGGGAGTTACTGAGTTTTGGTATAGGTCCTCATTTACAGATGGATACTTACTTTGAGTGTTACTATAAACCTCGCCTAGAAAATCGGATTGAGGTGCTTTCGTTGGGTCATAAACTTTATCGTTTACTGGAGGATATTGGTTTTTAGTTTCGTCGTACACATCTCCTATTAAATCTGTTTCTATATTTGTAGTATCCTGCTGATAAACCTTATCATTAATCTCCGGATATTTATTTTCAGAATCTGAATATACATCGCCTATATTATTCACAGGCACAGATATACTCTCTGTGTATTCTTTATCATTAACTAAAGAATACTCATTATCAATATCCGGATATACAGAGCCTATTTGGTCAGTTTCCTGTGATGGCGTATCTGTATAAGCATCTTCTGTATTTGGTGGATATTGTCTGTCAGGTAAACCAAGATCTGATCCGGGATTATTTGTATAAGCATCATCTTCTAGATTTGGATATACTCTGGAAGGCACACCAAGATCTGGACCAGGGACATTATTATAAGCGTCATCAGAGACAGTAGGATATTGTCTATCTGGTAAAGCTCCATCGGATCCTGGATTACTCGTGTAAACATCTTCTTTTATCACTTCTGGGTAAACTCTACCAGGTACTCCCGAATCAGCTCCCGGTACATTTTTATACTCGTCTCCTTTTGCAGGTTGATACTGTCTATCAGGTAATCCCAAATCAGACCCAGGATTATTTGAATATACGTCCTCGTTCAAATTATTTGTTGCCCCAGACGATCCATTATAAGCAGATCCAAGGTTTTGTTGGGATGCCCCAGGAACTCCTGTATAAGCATCCTCGTTAATAGAGGGATATTGTCTTTGCCCAGGTCCTCCTAGTCCTTGTCCTTGTGGTGTGTTATCCTTAAAAGGGTTAGGTATTCCCTCTTTTAAAGTGTTGATAAGAGACTGCGCACTTCTACCTGCTGCTCCTGGGTTAAGTCCACCCAATCCATATATGTTTCCTAGAAGAGCACCTTGAACTATCTGAACTCCTTGGTCTTTTAAATCCGCCACGCTGTTCGTTATAAAATCCGAAGCTAGCCCGGCAAAAAATTCCGCTGCGTTTCCATCCTGTGGGAGAACCGTGTTTCCAACTCCTCTAGTACCTTCATAATCATATTTAGTATAGTCTGCTGATTTTGATCCCCATATATCAGAAATCACCATTGACTTTATGTTATCTACTTTTCCTATTACATCGGCAAGTTCATTAAATTGTATTTTATAGTCTTTAATTTTACCAACATGTATCTTAAATTTGTTCGTTACTGCAGATCCTCCTTTATTGTCTATTGTTGCAAAAGAAGGATAAGAATCGTCAAAATCAAACTCACATTGATCTAATTGATAAATGAAAGCATATGGTCCCAATTCATAGGATCCTGCTTTGTCAGCATTAGCTTTCCCGATGGTTGTTTTTTGTAGTAGACCTTCAGTGTTATCTAATAATCCAGTTTGTGTATTAAAGCTGTCTAAGAAATTAGCAGATTGCGCAACAGAGGGAATTGAAAATGGATTTAAAACATCATTTATGCCATATGTTAATTGTATGTTTCTAATCTCTGATACAACTATCCACATTCTAAACTTTCGGAGATTCTCAGGAAGCATTGTTCTGTGATATGTGTAGTCATATATTGCTTTTCTATAAAGCTCAGAAAGAGCGAATATCCTCATATCTATAGATTCTAAACAATCAACAGTGAGAGTACCTGCTCTTTGAGGCTTACTAGCATTTTTGTGAAAATTTTTAATATCAACCTTTAGAAGCTGATCTAGCCCGCTAAGTGACTGAAAATAGTATGGGCAATTTTGATTTATAAATCTTAATCCAGTTCTAAAAGAGTTAAGCATTTCTTGTCTCTTTTTGGATCTTTGAGATAAAAAATTCTGAGCTCCCATGTAAGCAATTCCCTCTGTCATATCGTAAAATCCCCTACCGTATCTTGTAGCAACTCTAGCTTTAGATCCATAAAAGAACTCATCCGTGCTAAAAAAATTACCAGCTCCGGAGTTCTGTACAGAATTTACAAAATCTGAAGGATTAGCTCCGCTATTAGGATCTAGAGATAATAATCTGTTCCCTTCAGAAGCTTCTGCTTCGTCGGTTTTACTTATCGATCCGTCTATAGGTCTAAAAAGAGGGGAAGGAGCTAAGAAAGTTTCTGGGTCTATAACAGCTGTTGCTGCGAAGTCAAATATAAATCGGAAATGTAAATATGTGGGATCTTCTTTTTTACCGTATTTAGTAGAGGAAATCCCCCTTAGCCAGTTTTCCCTTTGTGAATCAACTTTTCTTTTTAAAGCGTCACCATTAGGTAAAACTTTATCTCCTAGTGATCCACCAAAATCGGATAAAAAATCTGCCATCTTTATTTATTATTTAGAGTAAATATCACTCTTTAGTTTTTGTGTATTTTCTTGCAATATACTAGAAGCATTATCGACAAGATCGTTAAAGTCTGCATCAAAAATCTTAGGATTTAATGAATTAGGTTCTGAAGCCAATCCAGGATTCATTGCCCATTGTTTCTTACCTAAGACCATTGTCTGGTATATACTCGTTTGGTCATATTCTATAGTAAAACCAAGCACAACATAATTACCAGATAAAAAAGCATTTATCATTCTTTTATCTCCTGGAGTCGATAACGAAGAAGCTTGGTCACCTCCTGCACTATATTTAGAAGAAGCGCTTACCGTTGAACTTCCCTCAGAAACAATTACTACAGGAAAAGTTTGTCCCCTGTAAAGAAAAGGAGTCCATGATCTATTTTTAACTTTTAATATTATCTTATAGCTATCATTTCTATTTAGTATATTCTGTATGGATGCTTGTTGAAAATTTTCATGTACGTTTTCGAAATATAGAGTTCCTACATAAGTTTTTTTAATCTCTTCTTTATACAAATCTTCCCCTAAACGCCCTTTATTTATATTATCTCTAGATCCCAAGTTCTTGTTAGTAACTGATTCTATATCATACTCGACAAACTTATTTTTAGGCTTATCCGAAACAAGCTTACTGTCATAAAATTGAACCTTTTGAAAATATCCCAAATCATTATTAATCGTACCCGCGTTTTGCTCAACTGCTAAATCCTTTATGAAAAGAGGTGATTTGCTATATTGAGTAGAGTTTGTTAGTAATAAAGGAAATTCAACTTCTGCTGTTTCTGTACCTCCCGCCATAGTATCTCCAAAAGAATCTGCACCGTAAGCCATCCTCATTGTCTCTATATTGGGATTTACTTCATCAAATTGTTTTTTAAGGTTTATAAAATTTATGTTATAATATTGATCTATCCAGCAGTCAAAATAATCCTCTTCGCCTAACCAAGATCCGTTTACAACATGTCTTATTAACGTCTGATAATCTATATTAGGAGCTATCCAATTCATTGTGTCATTGGTCTTTGTCTCGTTAGAGGCATATCCTAGATTAAGATCCTCCGCTATTTTAAGTAAAGCATCTGAACTATTACCTTTAAAAACCTTACACACGTCCTTATAAAGCTTAGGTATTCTGACCTCTCCCATTACAGTGTAAGATTGGTATTTACCTGATGACGGTGTATAATCATCATAAGGTCCGTTGGAAAACGGGGATATAACCTCGTTTATTATAAAATCCATCCTAACTGGCTTAAACATTTCACCAAATGGCCTTATATAGATAGAAACTATATCACCATCCTTAGGAAAAGCGGTTGATATAAATCTTTCATCTATTGTTTCAAATCTAAACATCACAGTGGGTTTAAAACCAGTTAGATCCAGTCTAAAATATTTTAACCCATCAATAATTTGAGAATTTATTCTAATTAATGGCTTATCAGTACCAAAATATTTTTTCTGCACGTTACCTGCCTTTTGGTCATTCAAATTTAAATCGCCCTTTTGTGTAGACGTGTCAACTACAGCAAGTTCATCTAGAAATATATCAGGATCTCTATATTGTAAAATAGTCTTCCTTATGTTTACCTGTACTGCCATTATTATCTTTTAAAAATGTTCTTTTGAGCTAATTTAGTTTTTATATCAGTAACAGATACGTTTTTCTTAGTCCTAGTTTTACATTGTCCTATATCAGGGCCAAATATTAATCTCCCTTCTGTAACTAGTATCTGCTGTTGTCCTTCTTTTAACAGGTTAGGTGGCAGAGGGGTTTCAGCAAGATTTGATATATTCTTAGAATTTAAATATTCCAATCTTTCTTTACTAACCTGCGATATTTTTTCTTGTAATTCTTTTCTGAATGATCTGGCTTTTTGCTTTTGGTTGTTGACCGCTTCACCACTTCTAAAAAGCTCGCTCACCATCTCATCACCCGGTATAAAAAGTATCTCACCTCTTTTAACGCTAAGAGGATTGGATATACCATTTAATTTTAGCATAGTCCCAAGAGTAGACATTTCTGAAAGGTAAATCATAGAAACCAAATCTGGCCTCATTTCAGTTTCGTCCGTTACTATAGCTATATTTTTTATAGTGTATCTTATTGTTCTAGTGTTCCATGAGGGAGCAACTAGATCCAAGCACCTTTGACCGTTTTGCGGATTAATAAAAAATGGCTTATTTTCTATAACATCAATTGTTAGCATAACTAATCTATTTTTTTATTTTTTACTGTACAGGTCCTATAGTTGCATTCGTTTCTGTTCCTGTGTTTGGATTTATATTATCTTGTACAATGTTATAGATATTTTTACCATCGGTATCATTAACAAATACACCTTGAGAATTAATCCAAGCATTTGTTGATTCTCTGCTAGAAACAAGTTGACCAAGATATAATCTTCCGTTACCCCTGTTAAACATCGACTCCCAATCTCCACGATGTCTTTGTCTACCGGGCTCAAGCGTTATTTGTACTTTCATTTCAGTGGGAAAATCGTCTGGCCCTAGCTCATCGTTAAAATTAATTTTTACGTTCTTACATATTAAGTTACCCATCATGGCAATAGGATTTAATGGATTTCCCACGGTAAGATGCCATTCCCCTGTGGGATATCCACTTAGCATTATTGGGCTATAATAAATCTTTTTAAGAAAAAGATCAGAGATTAAAACTGCTATAGACTTATAAAGTTTAGAGCTAGGGTCTAATCCCTCATCCGGTTTATAAATGAATTTATTCATATCCTCAGCGATTTGCTTAAGATCGCTAGTGACACTCTGTTCAGCTTTTAACTGTCTTTCCACCTCACTAGAAGAAAGCATTTTACTCACTATATCTCTAATATATCCTATGGGATCAGTTATAGATTGTGCATATTTTGCTGGACCCCCAGGAAATCCTAAACCAACACTAGTCTGTTGTATTCTTATTTCAGGAGTTAAGAATTGTCCGTAATCTGTTGCGATAGAAAAAACGTTAGTCATCAAATCTAAGAAAAGTAGCTTAGAATTTATTTGCCCAGCAGAATTTAACGTGAAATCAAAATTTATTGTAAAACTATTAGTTCCTCCGTTAAACCCCTGAGATCTAGTGTTTATTTGATTAACTGTGTTAACATTAACAAATATCTTTTTTGATAAAGGACCCTCAGCAGTAACGGCTTCGTCTAATAGAGCTCTCTGTAAAAGATTTATCTGTTTTTCCGGTGCTAAAAATGTTCCTACTAATTTATCTAAGGATTCTAAATCCGTATCTGAAATAGAATTTTCACCACTAGTAATCGCTGCCTTCACTAAATCCCCATAAGGAGTATTCATTAAACCAGGATCGCCTGTGTTTTCGCTTTTTACTGGCTCTTGCGTCTGCATTGAAAAATTTAGTCCGGTATCTATTCCAAGGATAGTGCTTAAATTGTTACCCGTGCCTTCCCCAAAATAACTAACAAGCTGTGATACTGGTAAAGAGGTATTCATTGCTCCAGTGACATCTTGTAATTTACCTAGATTTGGGATACTGACTTGTTTATAAGAAACTGTATTACTTGAGCCATTCTGTGAATCTATAGAGAAATCCCCCACTTTATCGTCCGCCATAACTCTAAGCGAATCTAATGTCGGATAAGCAAACCTTCTTAGAGTTAGCATCCTGTTATTCGGGATTATACCATAATATTTACAAAATATAAAATCCTTAACATTATAAATCTGTCCCCTATATGGGCTTTTAGGATTTATATAATTAGGATATTGTGTTCCACCACTTACCTCATCTATTATCTGTTTTGCAGTAGGATTTCTGGAAGCTTGAGGTGTTATTTTAGATACCCCTGCATTTAATTCAGATTGATGGTATTTAACATTCTCGCCCCTACCTAAAACATAGTAAGCAAATAATCCACGGTATACCCCATCAGAAGTTGCTGCATCGTAAAATAAACTTTTAGGTAATGTTTTTAATTCAGATAACTCATAGGTGGCAAATACCTTATCGGAATCAAAGGTGTAAATACCTTGAGTATTGTACTTCTGAATGTCTGATAAAACAGTCCCTGCATTTTGCAATCCAGTTGTACTATTTATATTAGGATCCTGGGTTAATTGTGACATATCATATATACCCTTTTTTTATTTAGTCCATTAAAACAACATCGCAAAAATCGTAATCTAATATCTCTACGATTTTCTGTTTTAATAGAGCAATAAAGGGATCGGTTGGACTATCATAGACGATGATAAGACTACATCCGTTAGACATCTTTGTTTTAGAGCCTGATATTTTTTTGTGGAGCCACTCTTCAAAAATGTACTGTCTTATTTCATTCATCGAAGAAGGGGTAAGATTGTTTGCTTTAAACCAAAGATTAACATCTATTACGTGAAATCCACCACAAGAATCCTGATTTAAAGTTTTAAGCTTATCTGCTTTAGGAATTATAAATGATCTTATATCCACTATAGAATCAATTATCTTTTTTTCTATTTCTTTGCTCAGTTAAATTTCTAAGTCTTAGCAAGTTTCCCATTGCTTTAGATCTTTCCCTAGAGTCTTCTTTTGCAGGATTTGTTTTGTTGCTGAGGAGACCCATCTCCTTAGCCATCTTTCTTCTTTCCTTTCTATTTGGTAGATTCATCTTCTTCTTTATTAAAAATGTCTTTAAAAGTTTTTATAAAAAGCGTGCTGACTAGAGAATCCTCTAGATTAAGAGCTTCTGCAACTGTAACCAATTCGAATTTAGTGTTCTTCTCTGAAGTAGATCCATCTGTTTTTCTTTCTCCTGAAACTAGTCCGGTTATATTGACAGCAAAACATGGATTAGAGTTAATAACCATTTTTGAAGTGTATAAGCTTCCCAAGAATTTCCATCTTTTAAGATCTTCTACTAGAAAGCCAGACTCTTCTTCCATTTCTCTAACTGCAGTCTGGTATATGTTATCGTCCTTATCATCTTGTGAACCGGTAATAAGGGTCTTAGCCATTCCTCCTGGTCTTTGATCTAGAACCTCCGATATTATTCCTATCTTATTTGGAAATCCAGAATCATCCACAGTAAAAGGCATTATTATAACGCCAGGATTTATCTGTCTAATAAATAGGTGACCGTCTATTTCAACGACCTCTCTATTCCTCGTTTTTTGTATTACCGTTTGATCCGCCTTTTCGTAAAGTTCCATTTGATTTATATATATCTTTTATATTTATCCTCAGACTCTCCTTGATTATTTCAATATCAAGATCTCTAACAACAAACTCTATAATTTCCTCCTCAGCATCTTCAAAAGATGAGGTTAGAACATTATAAAGACTCTTAGTTGGTAAATTTAATTTGAGATTAATTCCAACCTCAACCCAGTTGGGTTTTTGTTTTTGTAAAAGAGAAACTATAGGATTTTCTAAATCTGGAACTTTAGCCTTTGATTCAGACAACATTACATTTTTAATAGGAAGATTATTTTGAGATATCGGCTCATTATGTATAATAGCAGAAGGCTCAATTTGCATCATATATTCATTAAGCAAATTGTAGTTTATTCTTGTTCCTCCTCTAAAATTGATCCATATTATCCCTGTGGTAGGATCCTTAAAAACACTTTCATATTCGGACACACTTCCAGAGTTATCTCCTTTCGTCCATTTATAAAGAAAGGGTTTTAGTTCGTTATCAAGAATTTCTATATCAATTTCTTCTATGTTTTCCATGTTATCCTTTTTTCTTTTTACTATCTTTTTTAGGAGATTCCACATCTTCTATTGTTTTTATCTTTGTAAAACCTTCTTTATTTATGGTATAAAGCCAAGCATCTAGATCCTTTTCTATTATCCAAACATCCTCGAATCTTTTGCTACCTATGCTGTTTATTACGAGTATATTATCCATGTAATCTTGCTTATGTCTTGCTATTTCTACGTGAGCTTTTCCATTCTCTTTAGAAATAACCAGCTTATGGCCTTTTTCTATAATCATAATAACTCTTATATTCCACCCTAGCTAAATAATTTCAAAATTAAACTTCTTTGTAAATTGGATATAGCTCATCAAATTCATCTGGCGAAATCAAATCTAATATCTCATTTCTGTAACTGTAGAAAAATTCCCACGATATTGCATCATTAGGAAAAGCATCTAAAGACTCACTTACATCTTTAGTTAAAATTCCAACCCCCCAATCAGTGTCAACAGTAACCAATTTAACATCATTTTTATATAGTCTAAGTTTTATAAGAGAGAGATAAACAGTTCCGTTCCAATTACCATTAGCCGGATAGGTAAAAACAGGGCTTTCTGCTGCATGATGTTTAGTTGGGGGATTACAGTCGTGTAGTACTATAGTTCCTCCCTCAGAAAGATGTTCTAAAGAGTTTTCTATATCCCTATCAACTTGGAAATCTAGATGAAGCCCGTCGATAAAAATTAAATCAAATTTTTTATCCTGATCTAACCTCTCGAAGAAAACATCCGAAGTCATTATATGAGTCGTGTGGTTTGATGTGGGATTAGGATCCACACCAATCTTATTTTCACAGCAGATCTCTTTGAAGCATTCACCGTCTCTTACTCCTATCTCTAAATAATCCTTATACCCTTTGTTTTCTATTATTCTATTAATTATGTCGTATCTAGTCATATGTGATTTTTATAAATTCCACTTTTCTTTAAAAATAGGATAAGATCCACTAGTCATCTTGTGCATTAGATCATAGTCCTTTATTACCCTTTCTGTTGTCTTGCCGATATTTTTATCATGATGAACAACAACAGAATCTGTCACAAGAGCATGCTCCAAATTGTTTTTAGCTAATTCCATTGAATAGTCATTATCACAAAACCAATGATGGAACCTCTCGTCAAGATCTCCTATTACATCATATATTTGTCTCTTATGAACGATACACCATCCAGATATGTGTTTTCTTATCTCGTACCCTTTTATGAGCCCAGTGTTCTCGTATATGCCATACAAACTTTGTGTCTTAGGACATATAGGAGAGAATGACATAAATTGTGGAAAAGCATCAGAAGCTTTTAATATATTAGTGAACCAGTTAGGTTTAAACTCTAGGTCGTTATTACATAAAGCAACCCACGGAGAACTTCCTTTCTTCCTACCGAAATTTAAAAATTTATGATATCCATAGGGAAGAGGAGCCTCATAAGTTGATACACATTCGGACATGTATTCCCATTTAACGCCCGGTTCTGACTCAACAACTATTATATTAAACAGCTCATGGAAATTTCTTTCAGAAGATATTAAGGAAAGTATACAATCCCTGGTAAGATCCTTACAATAGTCATCCTTTGCATAGCTAACTATAACTACATCTAACAGCTTATCCCGCATTGTATATTCTTCTTGCGTTTGATAATACTTCCTCTAATTTAGATAACTCCAACATATTTTCAGAGTCCGATGGTGAGAGATGTGGATATGGGTGCGTTTCTATGAACAAAGCATCCGCACCCATTACCGCACCATACCTAACCATATCCTCGATAAGGCTAGCATTTCCTCCTGTTTTACCTTCCACGTTTGGTTTCTGTAAACTGTGAGTACAGTCAAGAGCTATCAGTGATCTTTGACATGAGTTTCTTAACCTAGGAATCGATGTAGCATCCACTATAAGATCTTTGTATCCAAAAGAATTTCCCCTCTCACAAATCATCATCCTAGATCCGCCAGCACTATAGAATTTGTCCTCTATATAAGAGCAAGATTCAGGAGAAAGGAATTGTCCCTTCTTTATCAGAGTGGGATTTCCAGATTTTGCACAAGCTTCGATAAGATCTGTTTGTCTGCATAGGAAAGCAGGGATCTGTAAAAAATCTACATATTTAGAAACCTCTTCAACTTGAGATGCCTCGTGGACATCCGTTATTGTGGAAATACCTAAATGCTCTCTTATTCTAAATAGAATTTCTAGAGCTCTATTTTTATCTATTCCTCTGAAGCTCTCGTGTGATGTTCTGTTGGCTTTATCCCAGCTTCCCTTAAAGACTGGTTGGAAGTTAAAAAGCTCGCCAAGTCTTTTTATTTCTATTGCTATCTCCTGGCAAGTGTCCCAGCTTTGAATAACACAAGGACCCGCTATTAATATTTTAGTTTCTTGATTTGTCGCCGAGATATCCGCCATGGTGTAATTTTGAGTATTCTTTCTTAGTAAAATTGTTTTTATCCATCAGACCAACAACTATTAAATCTGATATCACAGACATACAAGTTGTGGAAGTTGTTGGTGTTAATCCAATGGGACATATCTCTTCAACTGGGCCAAACTCGATATAATCTGCACATTTTATAGAGATATCATCGCTTTTAGTTCCAACTATAGCAAATATGTAATTACTATATTCTAAGTTGTGTACTAGATCAATGAGTTCTAAAACTTCTCTTGTTTTACCAGAGTTACTAAAAACTATGATTACGTCTCCTGGCTGAACTATTCCTAAGTCACCATGCTGGGCTTCGGACGGATGCAAGAAAAAAGCTGGAGTTCCTGTCGAGGATAGAGTAGTGGCAAACGTGTGTGCTATTTGTCCAGCTTTACCCATTCCAGATGTTATTATTCTTCCGTGTCCAATGTATCTACTTATTTGAGAAACTAGATTACTTACTCTCTGGATCGGTATCCTTTTTATTTGTTCTACTTCTTTATCTAAAAGAGCTTTATAGTCCATAGGAATTTATTTTATCTTCTATCATTTCATCTATTATATGAGATAGAGATAGTTTTGGTTCCCATCCCAATACTTTTTTAGCTTCTGTGGCATCTCCTATTAATAAATCGACCTCAGAGGGTCTAAAATATTTAGGATCCACTTCTACTATTTTTCTACCATCTTCTATTATAACACCAATTTCTTCCTCTCCTTCCCCTATAAATTTTATATTCATACCTAATTTTATAGATGTCATTTCTACAATTTCTCTTATTGTATAAGAAACTCCGGTAGCTAGAACAAAATCTATAGGAGATTCTTGTTGGAGCATTCTCCACATCCCTTCAACATACTCTTTAGCATGCCCTATATCCCTGGAGGAATTAAGGTTGCCCAGTTTTAGCACTTCGGATTTTCCTAATTTAATATCAACCAATCCATCTACTATTTTCTTCTCCACAAAGTTTTCCCCCCTTCTAGGGGAGGTGTGATTAAAAAGAATACCATTACAAGCAAATACGTTATAGGCTTCTCTGTAATTTTTTATTATCCAAAATCCATATAGCTTAGCAACTCCATATGGACTTCTAGGATAAAAAGGTGTTGTTTCTTTTTGTGGAATCTCCTGTACCTTACCGTAAAGCTCCGAAGTAGAAGCTTGATATAATTTAGTATTGGGAGAGTGTGTTCTTATTGCTTCTAAAACATTTAGAGTTCCTATTGAATGATGAGGATCTTCTTATGGTACCGTGGACCTCATATCCTTTTTCTAATAATAATTCAGCTAGATATGATCCATCTTGACCATTGATCCCAGTTATAATAGCATTTTTCATAATGTTTTTTATACTATAATATTATTTAATGTTTCTTAATTTTTTTTCCCATCTCCATGAATCAACCAAAGCTTCTTCAATACTAAATTTGTGCCTCCATCCCAGTACATCGTTAGATTTTTCTGTCGCAGCCCATATTTTAGGAATATCTCCCTGCCTCTTTTCTCCTATTTTCGTCTTAACTTTAAGGTTATTTACAATTTCAAAAGTTTCCACTAACTCTTTAACACTGTATCCTCTCCCTGTTCCTATATTAAAAAAAGAAGGGTGGACATCCTTGTTATTATAACTTAATGCACAAACATGAGCTTCAGCTAGATCACAAACATGTATAAAATCCCTTATACAAGTTCCATCAGGAGTGTCGTAACTGTCCCCATATATAGTAAGAAAATCTCTAGTTCCTGATGCAGTTTGTGTTATATAAGGAACTAAATTGTTGGGTATCCCGTTTGGTAACTCTCCTATTAAACCTGATGGATGTGCACCTATAGGATTAAAATATCTTAACAATATACAATTAGTTTTGTTTTTTAATGACCATTGGTTTATTATCTTTTCACCAATGTATTTAGTCCACCCGTAAGGGGATATAGGTTCCTTTAGGGGTTCTTTTTCTGAAACAGGAAATGTATCAGGTATCCCGTAAACAGTACAAGAGGAAGAAAAAACGAATCTACTGATGTTATTTTTCTCTATAATTTTAAGGATATTTAGTAATCCTGTTACATTGTTATCATAATACTCCAAAGGATTATCAACAGAATCGGAGACAGATTTTAGTGCTGCAAAATGAATGACCCCTTCTATATTTTTTTCGCTACTGATAGCTTCCTCGAGCTCATTAATTT